CGCTGTAGTAACAGCAGGTACATAACAAAACTGATGTAAAGCATAATCATCAGCTGCAGCAACAAAAACCAACCGTGTATTATACGGCGTAGCAGCTATTGCCTGAGGGATAAATTCAACTAATCGATAACAACTATTGTTTACGAAATAAGAATTCGTTAATTTGCGAGGATTTCTAAATCTACGCGCACCAATTAACGGAACTTCGATTTTTGTACCACAATCGACTCCCTCTCTGGTAAAAACAGTTCCATTTCCAGTGGAACCCCAAGTCTGCGCCATCGCAAGCGCACTGCTAGTAGACACATCCCAGACATGTGCCCCAGCAGCTGCTTTCTTCCATTGTACCATTCGAACTAATGAATTAGGATCAAGAACCTGACTAGCATTAAATGGATAGATGTAAAATCTAAAACTCCCACTTTGTGCTGCGAAACAAACCTGCAAGTACGTCAAAGGTGTAGTAAATGATCTCACCTGAGCCCAACTAGCCGGCAACGCAGTACCATTCCAATAAGGTAAAGGAACATTAGGGTAAGACAATGACATCATATCAGCTGTACTGGCTGTAAAATAAAGTGTCCAATTAAGAGCCGCTCTAGAAACAATTTGTTTCAAAGAGGTTATCGACTCACCAAAGGTCACTTGATCTATATGCTGGCCAGCACTAATTACTATACTAGTCGGGTCTGGATTCTTCTGCACCGCTGTAACGGAGCCAGTGGAATCAGCAACTTGCATCACATCGTCATCATCGGGACCCTCAGTCCCTGCAGCTGGAACATACTTAAATTGGTTCATATTATCAGTAATCAACCTATTGCACCTAAAATCCTTACCACCTCTTACATATACATTAATGTACACGTTTGAGGTGGAACCAGGAGAGGTCAATGGGGTTAACTGATACAACATCAATAAACCATTCGCTATTTGTCCATCGGTCATTCCCAAATATGGAACAGCACAACCCCAAGGCACTTCAAATTCAACCTTACGAGATGCTGTTATATCAATAATGGTTGTCTTAAACCTATTAGGATATAATAAAACTGACTGCGCAGGGACCGTATTGTACGGAATCCACGAGACTCCAATTGTTCCTCTATGGTAGGGTGAAGCCACAACTTCTATAGTATAAATCATCGTACCAGTCCAATTCGCAAATAAACGCGAAAAATAGCCAAGGGGGTGCCAAAAAGTGTAGTTGCCTACAACAAAGCTACCCTGCAATGGCGTAACCGAAATACTCTGGTTCAAACCAGTGGAAGGTGACCAATTAAAAATACCCATCAACCCATCTCTCTCAGTAAAGGTTGAGACTGACATATCATCATCAGTCCCGACACCAGCACCAGCCGCACCTATTGGCACAGCAGCTTGGCTATCCAAACAAAGTTTTATGGCACTAGATCGTTGATCTGAGTGCACTAAATCCTCTCGAGTGGAAACATTAACAAAATCAATAGGTGCGACAGGTTTACCATAACCCAAATAATGGGCAACCTGAGAACCAACTTTTGCTACCAAACCGGCGGGTTTTAACCAGGCCAGACTTGGGAAGTTAGCAACAGCATCTATGCCATTGCTAATGGTAGCTAATGTACGTGAAGCAGCTCTAGTATTAACCACTTCACCATCACCCGGTCCTTCAACATAAGGACCCTCAGCTTCAAAAGCCGCAGGAACAGACAACTCAATGTCATCCATCCCAAAATACACATTAAACGTCACAGAAGGTGGAGTCAAATCATTAGCCGAAGCTAAGGTATTCAACGGTGCACCAAATAACGTCATACGTGGAGGGACTTCAACCCCCGATCTATCATAAAACCCCGCACATGAAATAAAAGGCGGGTGCACGACATATGTAGCCGAACTTGACAGATCTATTTTAATATGAGTAGAGTGCATCAACTGACTAACGTGTCCTGGTTGAAAGCTATTAATCGCCCCTGTAGCTACAGTGGACCCATTAACATAGCCATCACCACCTGGAAAGTAATCAAATCCGAGCACATACGTCCCATACACGTAACTAGAGCCATTCACAACAACTGTGACCCTAGGTTTACCCTTAAACAACTTGTAATCATGTATCTTTGACAACACACAATGATCAGCTAACCATGCCGAATACAAGTCTGAGATGATTGTTGCAAACGCAACACTAGTGTTAACAACCACTTGTGCTACGTAAACATCTCGCGCCAATGAATCCTCTATTCTAATAGAGCCCTGAGGTTTGGCAAACTCAGTAGACGGAACCATCGATTGCTTCCCTTCAACTAAAGTGGAAGCTAAGTCATAATACCCCGTCTTAGCATCTAACTTACTATCTTTTATATCTCCTATTTGTGCAGCAGGAACGGTATAGTCTCGGGCAATATTCCTATTTCGCCCAGACCTCTTTTCATTAGAAATCAGCTCTCCGCTAAATAGCGGTCCTCCAAAAGTGAAGGAGCTTGAATAGTTTTGATTAAGCTTCTTATCACATCGAACGAAAAGAATTAAGAAAATGCTTAAAGTGATCAATAACCAAAACTTGCGTATTATTCTCTCCACGCCTGGAATGCTACTGCACGACATAGGCCCTTCTAACTCATAATCAACTCCTAGGGCCTCTAAAGGAATTGTTACATCATCATAAAGTTTACCTCCAACATAGCGATCAATCAAATGATCCCAACTATGTTGAGGCCTAGGCACTTTGAGCCCGTCCAACATTTTTAAAAAATCAGTGTACTTTTCGTAACCATGCAGCGAAAATTCTCGCATCGCTGCATCTACTACTTGGTACTCCCAATCATTATAGCTTATGTTTGGAGTAACTAATCTAAACGACAAAGACTTGTATATAGAATCCACATTTAACTTTCCAACAGTCAAATGGACACCCTTAACCAAAATAGTACTAGGCGATCGTTGAAGGAAAACAAATTCCTCAACTGGATCAAATTCACGCATCTCGCCACTTTTCGAAGTGGCAGGACTGACCTCATACCCGTAATCCGCAAAAACATCTCTAAGATGCAAAGCGTGAAAACGAACATCGTCAGTACCCGTCGTTGAATCATCTCCTCCGGTCACTAAAGTAACCGAATCTCTAAAATCACCAACGCCACTCAATCTAAACCAAGCAACTCGAAATAATATAGATAAGACTACGCAATTTATAATGAATGTTAGGTAACTTCCGGAACCCAACCCCTCAAACAAAACAGCATAATCTCCCGAAAAGTTAACCATGGAATAGATCACACCACGGACATAATTACGAATAATGTCATACACAACTTCGTTGCAACCGCCCTTCTTAGCGATCTCAGCAAATGTGTAAGCCACAAAATCAATAACTAAAGTCCTATGTGACGAATCCATATGCTTAATATCTAAATAAAATTGTTTTAGTCTTGATAGTACCCTATCCGACATCCTCCCAAACTCTGGAGATGCTGGATTAAAGGCGCCATGACACTCAAAGAATTCTTTATTTCTATACATATGAGCTACTATTGTCGCAAAGAATTGTTTTCCTGCTAACAAATTTGGTAACTCAAATATCATAAACAAGCGAAATTTAAGAACATCATTTTTCTCAACTGCAACGGGCTCATCTTTAAGGGCCCATTTTTGGTAAGTGACTAAGACAGTCGTTTCCAACTTTTCAACGTCACTCTCCATTTTATCTAGAACGTCAGCGTTTATCTCATCATTTGAAATCAAAGCTTCCCTATTCAAACCCAATTTGACATATGTCCCCGAAGAGGAATTCATATTCAAACTCTTTAACAAAGGATCACCATTTACACCTGTTTTAACTTGGTGCAATGGTAATGGGGTATATCTAAAGGGAGGCATATCTTTCAGATAGTCATCACATGCTCGCTTCAACTCAACGAAACTAACATTGTTCGTAGGTCTAAACTCAAAACCTTTGAACTTGTGAACAGCGGGAGAAACCCACTTATCACCGACAACTTTTCCTCGAAGCTGCAAATCTGGAACCGTTTTCCTCTTACTCATTAGAGGCAAAAAGGTAGAACTCAACCTAGTAGTAACAACTTTACTCTTACCATCACTAGAGTCCTTAACACCACCAGATACAACAGCGCCACTCAAACTCGAAGCATTTCTAAAAGGAGATTTCTGATGAACACCTTCGAGAACTACATCCCCAAGGGTGGGCACCAAAACATCTGTGCCCTGCACTACATTAGTCTTTAGTTTAGAGATAACATCATCTAAATCTGAACGCAACAACATCGTGCAACCACCATACTTAACGTTATTATAAGTTACTCCCATGGTATGAATACCAACAAAGAAACCATGTTTGCCATCTGTACTTCCGAGTACTGGCGTCCCACAGTCCCCACGCTTAGTCTGAAAAGGATACACCATAACTTCTGAACAATTAAACTCAGGACCCATGCCATCTATCTTACAAGACAACAACTTTCTTTGACCATTAGTAACAACACCTTTGAAACCAATGACCATATCCCTGCTCTTCAATTCAACACACGCATGTTTCAGCAAATTTCCAAAAGGCATTGTCTGAGTCTTCATGATAACAAAGTCCTTCTCGGGAACTCTAACCACTTCATGAACCATGACCCAACCCTTATGGAAATCAACTGAATGTTCAGAAACTATTTTGAAATTTCCACCGTCAACGTACTTATCATAAACATGGCACGACATCAAACAAAGATTAGAATTAATATAAGTCGCTATCAAATCCTTCTCATCTTTACTCCGAATGAGAACGGTATTAGTCACAGCCAACTTACACAACTCACTAAAATTTGTCGTTTGTGAAACTTTAGAAAACGTAGCATACTCCCTCGTAGTATCTAAATACTTAGGGGGGTTTGCTATTTCCACAGGCTTCACTTCCTCAATTCCATATTTACGAACATACCCATCACTATTCTTAAGCACACTCGGCGAAACTACTAAGGCCTCTGCCTCTCCGACATCAACCTTACTTCGCCTACTGGTAACATATAACTGCCTACCAACATAAGAAATAGCAACAACACCAGCTAAAACTCCAGCTGCGATTTTCAACTCTCTCGCATGATCGTCGAAAAACTTCTTCATTATTTCAAATTTCTCACGTAGACCTTCCAAAACAGTCTTATACTTTCCAGTATACCTAACCATAGTGCGATCCGCTGCGTAATCAACAACGGTGTCAACTACACCACCGCAACAAGGACCTTCAACATCAACAGTATTTCTTTCACCAATATTACAACCAGGTAAACAAGGAACCCCATCATGCATCGAACTAGGAGTACCATGAACACACCGGTCAATCTGATCTGGTTGATAGGGTTTCTTCATCCTGTGCATTATATACTTCTTCTTAAGGTAAAGCTTGAACTCCTCATTACCAGTCATAAACAAGGTAAAATTAGTAAATGAAATAATCCCTTGATTATGCTTCATTTCACACTTAAAAATCCGCATTTTATCTGCAATCGCTGGACTAATCTTAATCTTATCATACTCAACCTTCAATTTACCGGGAGCCAAATTAGTATAGTCAACCTCATAGTACTCTGCTGGATAGGCCACAACAAAAGTGTCTTTATACCTTCGAAGCAGCTTAGCCCAATCTGTACCAAATGGTTTAAAATACCAAGAAAAAGCATTAGAGGACACCCCAACTGTAAAGGGATCTATCTTATTAGTAGCCTTATCTTCTATCGACGCCTGAGGAGTAAAGAACGTTTCCGTATCGACAGCCAACCTTAGCGAATCGGCGAGATTAAAACTAGTAGGTCCATAACCATCACCAGGGATATCATTATAAAGCAACATGTCTGGTTGCTTACACCCGGTCCAATGTTTCAAACTGGTATCCGCACATCTAACGTTATAAACAGCATTTGGAGTAACTTGACCATGCTCTATCATAGACACCCATTTACCATGCTCTTGCAAGATCGTCGTTTTACCTGAACCTGAATCCCCAATCAGCACCGTCGAATCCGGTTCCATACTTCGTGGAATACAACCAGATAAAGTAACTTTCAAGGTATTATGCATCGAAATGCACCTCTCCAGCAACTTGTGTGAATTCATAGTAAATCTAGGTTTCCTCTTCATATCCGCCTTAATATGTTTGTTAGCTTCTTCAATCAAGTCCTCTAACAGTGTCACCATTTCCGGGAGTGTACCAACAACAGTACCCATACTATCACCGGTATCACTCAACACCTTATACGCTCTGACAAACCAAGTCTCAGGTATTTTATCATCCAAAAATGCATCAAAGGACCACGTCTCCATAAAAATAGTAGTTCGCTCCAACATACACTTAGCAAATCCATAAATCGCATCAATGATCTTCACATCTGATGTAAAAGCTAAAGTAATGTCACGAGCTATACCGGCTATATGAGCAAAAGCATTAGGGAAGCCTAAGAACGTTTCTGGCACCACCATACAAGTCAACATTACCGTAAACTTAGACCATATTTCACTCTTAAAAACATCTTCTGGTCCTTCAGCATCGTAGCTTACATCACTCATATGTGAACCAACACGCGCTCTACCAATCAAACCTTGAACGTTACGAACAGTGCTAGTAATCCTACCTTGGAACTCATCCATACCAGCAGCGGAGAAGATTCCTTCCGCATCCGTATTACCAAACCAATCAAGGTTAGACCAAACAGGGTCACCAATATCTAATTTCGCTCGACGAATCGCTTCCTTAAAATTTGCAATCCTATTGGTCATGGTATCATTAAAAAGCCAAATACCGATCATATTAAGCGCCGCCCTAATCCTTTCACCATGTCTATAGAGAGTAAAGACATTATCTAACATCAATAAATCTTTCATAAAAGTCTTCATGATAGTCTTCACACTCATCGTAACATCCCTATGTGCCTCCCATCGCCATGGTTGAACATCTTCAGGACGTCGCATGAAGTACCATCTCAACGCTCTTTTAACATCAGAAACTGGACCTTCCAATGTCCAACCATAACCCATTGTCGCCATTGCATTAACAACTCTGGGTATGATTCTTGGGACATAATCTTGTATCCCCAACATACACACCAAAATCTCAGGCTGGGTCGTATCAAGAACTAGTAAACCCCTCCAAAGTTTACTTGGAAAATTTGGCATACGAAACCCCGTCTTAACCACTAACGAACCACAATAAGCATTAAAATTTACAACATCATTGACTCCAAACATATATACAGCAGGTATCAAAAGCTCAACACGAAAATACTTAACTATACAAATAAATTCTTCACTCATATTTACAAAATAACGCAAATTATATTTAAACCCTTTACCACCTAAATTTTTAACAAACGCAGTCACCAATGGTTCATCACAAACAAGCTCACTAATATTTCTATACCTCAAACTACTAAAAGAGGCACTAGCAACAGCATCTAACAAACGTGGAAACTCATTCAGTTTATAGGTAGCTTTTCTAGTCACCCTCACATAATAATTCTTTCCTGTATAATTAACCATATGAGCCGTGCATTGAGGACAAGTACATCTATCTCTAAACATACTTATACCTCTAGACACGCAAATGCTACACCCGCAAGGAGTGTCAACACCACGTTCGCACCCAAAAACGCACTCATTCGCAGGTTCACTAACACACACAAAGCAAGAACACTCAGTCCCGCAAGTTGACATAGTAATTACACTAATTTCATCATCGTCTGGTCCACGATTACTCGTGGAAATCCCCATTTCACAATGGGTCACATCTGATTTCTCAGACTTTTCACAACTCATGTGTGGAAATGGAACTCTGTCCACTACCAATGGTACATTACATACCTGCCTAGTCTCTTTTTCTTCGACTAGGCTCGAATAGTCCATCTTGGACACCCGGTGTTTCCATTCGTCTCATTACACGCGTACTATACCTATGTGCGGCCCCGGCGCCTTCAAGATCATACGCGGCGGGCAAAGCCCAAAATTATGCGCCACTAGGCCAAAAGTTAACCAATTAGTGCATAGTACATCTCATCATATTGTTTCCGTTCGATGAGACAGTAGCATACATTACTCTAATTAATTATATAAACTCACTAGCAACTTGATAAAGTTTCATCAGCATCTAAGGTCAGCTATCACTCCGACTTCAGACCAACTAAGACTCTCACAAATAGAGCTGAGACTAACTCTACTAATAACGCACAACACAAACACAAACATTTTCAGTGGCAACTGGGATAGCAACAACCACTGAGGTCTACAAATGTTAAGAACACTTTCCTGCTCAACAAACCAAATAATATCAGTTAGACCATAATCTAAGAAGTGTTCAAATGCTAAACGATAGCAAGTATGTTTGGAGAAAATCTCCACACAACAAAACACCACAATGTACCACGTCGGCTGTGACATGATACTACATATTTACGCCTAAAAAGGCCAAAAGAACTACAGCAAATTAATGCCGTCAAAGCAAAGGGGGAGCC